GGGCACCGCGAGCGCCGCACCCGCGGGCGCGAGCAGCCACGCGCGCAGGTCGCGCCTCGCCTCGGCGGGGGTCCTGCCGCCCGGCGCCCTCACGTCCATGAACACGCGGAGCCTCAGCTCGAGCGGTGCCACGTCGCCGGACAGCAGCACGAGGCCGGGCCTTCCCGGCGCCTCGGCCGTCGTCGCGCGCACCGCGTGCGCGGGCGGCTCCGCGAGCTCCGCGGAGACGTATTCGCCGAAGTCGTGCCCGTTGTAGGCAAACGAGCTCACAGCTGCCCCCTCGCCCTGCCGTAGGCGGTCGCGCGCCGCTGCTGCTCGCGCCCGAGGCGCTCCGCCTCGGCCTCGCCGCCGCGACCGGCCGCTCCGGGGCGCCCGGCGGTCCCGCGCCCGGCCGCGCCGTACTCGCCGCGCCCGTCGCGCCAGCCCCAGTCCCGGCGACCGCGCTCCACGTCCGCGTCAGCCACGACCGACCACCCCCGTCATCGTCGCGGGCACGTCCCACACCCAGCGCCCGGAGCGGTCGCGCCCGCGCGGGGAGGGGAGTCCCGCGTCGAGGGCGACCACGCGCGAGCCGGCAGGCGCCTGCGCGCCCGACCAGTCGCGCGTGCGCAGGTCCGCCGCCACGGCGCGCGCCGTCGCCTCCGCGTCCGCGGGGTCGTCGCAGCACACGTGCAGCGCGAGGGAGCGCCGCCCGCGCTCGCTCCCGTCCGCCTGGGCGCTCTCGCGCTCCCAGGCGCCGCAGGAGACCACTATCGGCTCGCAGCACACCCACGCGGCCACGGGCACGTCGTAGGCGTTCGCGTAGCCGGCGTCCCGCAGGGCGTCGCGCACGATGCGGGCCGCGGCGCCCGCCGGAAAGCTCGCCATCATCCAACCTCCAGCTCCCAGTGGTGCACCTGGCCGCGCACCACGGCGCAGCGCCTGCAGCGCCGCACCCACATCCCCGGCAGCGACCCCACCACGACGCGAGAGCCCGCGGGGACCTCGAACGCCCCGCGGGAGTTCACGGCGTCCACGAAGACGCGCCCGGCCGTGGCCGACTCCCGGTGCGGGTCGTCCGCGACCTCGTCCGCCAGCTCCAGCCTCACGTGCCGCACGAGACGCGCCGCGCCGTGGCCGCCCCGCCCGTCGGCGGGGTACACCAGCATGTCGTCCGGCAGAAGGCGCCTCGGTATGGGCCTCAGGTACCTCATGGCCGGCCCGCCCCCGAAAACGCGAGCCCCGTGCCCGCGAGCTCCAGGAGCGCGGCCTCGGTCGCCACCTCCAGGCCCGTCGTGCCCCTCTCCATGTAGTTCGTCACCCTGAAGTCGCCGATCGCGTAGCCGCCCACGCGCCCCTCGCCGAACTCGGCGAACGCGTCGGCCGCCGCGCAGCAGGCGCGTCCCCAGGCGAGAAGCGCCTCGCCGTCGCCGCAGAGCCCCTCGGGCCCCATCCCACCGCAGAGCCCGCGCACGCAGCGCAGTGCCGCCGGCAGAGTCTCGGCGTACGCCGGCGCCTCCAGCGTGCCCCCGTACGCGTCGCGGTAGAACGCGAACGCGGGCCCGTCCGGCCCCACGTCGCCGGCGGCCGCCCAGGGCGCGCCCATGGCGCTACGCCGCCGGCGCGGCGGAGACGGCCACGCCCGCGAGCTTGTTGTCCATGAGCTCCACGATGCCGTACTTGCGGTACTTCATCATGTAGGAGTCCAGGTTCTCCAGCTCGTCCGGGCTGAAGACCCTGCTCGCGACGTGCTTGTCGAACTTGATGACCGCGGACTTCTCCACGACCATGAAGTTGATCGCGCGCCCATCCGTAGCCTTCGCGTAGCCGAACTTCTCCGAGTCGCCGGAGTTGAGGCTGATCTTCGTGTAGAAGCGCGCCTGCGGCACCTCCACGACGCGGCAGAAGCGCGTGAGGACGCGGTTGCTCATGTTCGGGTTCGCGAGCGAGTAGTCGTCGAGCACGCCCTTGAGCGTCGGCGTGATGAACAGGTAGCGCGAGCCCGGCGTCACCTGGGCCTCGTCCATCGTGTTCGTCACCTTGCGAAGCGCCGCCAGCACGTCCGTCGCCTTCGCGCTCGAGAGGTCCGCCTCGGTCGTGGTGACGCCCTCGTGCGAGGCGATGGCCGCGTAGGTGAAGGCGTCCGCCTCCGGCGCCACCTGCGTGCGCTCAAGCTCGGCGCCCGCCTGCACGAAGCAGTCAAGGACGCCCGCCTCCTCCACGTCCATCACGTCGGCAAGGAGCTTGATGCCGCGGTCGTAGTTGAAGGCCTTCGTCTCGTAGGCGAAGTCGATCGAGCCCGTCTTGTAGCCGACGTTTCGCGTGTAGTCGCCCAGGCCCGTCACGGAGATCCTCGGGATCATGATCTCCTTCGCGTTGCGCCCCGCGCGTGCCATGCGCGCGGGCGAGTTCAGGCACGAGCTCGTCGCCTCCCGCTGGTAGACGCGGTCGAGGATGGTCGTGTAGTTCTTGATTGCTGCGATGTTGTTCGGCATGCTCTACTCCTTGCCCTCGTCGGCGAGGCCTGCGATCCTCTCCCAACGCTTCAAGTACTGGTCGTCAGAGACACCGGATGCGCCTGCCGGCTCCAGACCGGTGGCGCCGCCCTTGCCCGAGCCTCCGGCGTCGAAGAGCCACGGCTCGGCCTTCGCGAGCGCGGCGACGTCTCCGTCGTGCTCCGCCAGGAGCGCCTTCGCGGCGGTGACGGAGCGGGCGCCCGCGCTTCTGAGCGCGAACTCCGTGCGCTCGTCGGCGAGGCGGGCCTTGAGGTCGGCGATCTCCTTGCCGAGCGCCTCGGTGGCTTCTGCCGTCTTGGCGGCCTCGGCAACCTTCGCCTGGAGCGCCTCGATCTCGTCGTCCTTGGCCTTGAGCTGCGCGGCGTAGTCGTTGCCGTCGTCCACGCTCACCTGGTCCTCCTGGGGCGCCTGCTGGCCCTGCTTCGACTGCGTGCCGACGTCCTGTTTCTGCCCGCCCTGCTGCTGGTCCTCGCCCTGCCCGACCTGGTCCTGCGCCTGCTGCACACCACTGGACTCACCCTCCAT